TGTCCGCACCGATGGAAATCGAGGCGGAAGTGGCGGGGGTGGGGGAAACGTGGGTTGATAAAAAAACATTTGAATTGCAAAAGTGGATATAGATTATGAAGAACAGAAATAACGACAAAGAGATTTTGAGGGCATTGTCGGAGATGGATCAAGTCACGACATTCGTGTTCGATCATTTTCCCAAATTATGGTTCGGCTTGTTTACACGGTGTAAGCAGGAAGGTTTTTCGGAGCCGCAGGCATTGGAATTGGTGAAGTCGTACATTGAGGCGACGTTAGGTTTAAGATTCATAGGAGGTCATGAGTGTCAGAATTTATAACAGAATTATATCGGCGGTATCGTCCGCAGAGTTTCAAAGGAGTCGTCGGTCAACCGGAAGCCGTGAAGGTGATGTCCGGCTGGATCGCTAATGGGAACACCCCGCATGCGGTGTTAATGACCGGTGGAAGCGGCGTGGGTAAAACGACCTTAGTGCGTGTTCTTGCCAAGAAGTTGAGGTGCGAGCCGCCGAGAGATTTGATCGAGATCAATGCCGCTGACTTCAACGGGATTGATACGGTGCGGGAAATCCGGCAACAGGCATCCTATCCGTCGTTAACGGGGGGGAATAGGTGCTGGATCATTGATGAGGCGGCACTGCTTTCGAATCAGGCGCAGAACGCTCTTCTTAAACTCCTTGAGGAAGCACCGCCGTATGCGTACTTCTTCTTATGCACGACGAACCCGGAAAAGATTATTCCGACCATCAAAACACGATGTTCGGAAATCAAATTGAATTCCGTCGGCATCAAAGACCTTATTACCCTTTCGCAATCGGTCTTATTGAAGGAGGGCATCGAAGATATCGGCGAAGAGGTCTTGGAGAAATTGGCGGACATTGCCGACGGGTCGCCGAGAAAATGTCTCGTGAAACTTCAGCAGTTGGTTGAATTGCCCGATGACGAGTCCCGATTCAAAATGCTGTCGAAGGATGAAGCGTTTGAGGCAACAGTCAAAGATTTATGCGAGGTCTTTACCAAAGCACAAAAGAAAACGTGGCGGGAGGTTGCCCAAATTGTCAAATCGTTGAATGAGACGCAGGAGCCGGAGACGATTCGCCGAGCGGTGCTGGGCTGGCTATCGTCGGCGTTGCTCAGCGGCTGGGCTCGGGGAATGAGTAACGATGCACTTGTAGAAGTGATGCGATGTTGGGAAATGGATTTCTATTCGAGCGGGAAGGCTGGAGTTGTTATTTCAGCGTATTTATCATGGTCGTACAAATAAGCGAGGAGCAAATAATGAGTGAACATGGAATTCAATCGGAACATTTTACTGTTGATGAACATCGGCTGGTGGAAGAATGGGTGGAACATCCGTCGCGGGTGTTTTATTACGCTCGTCTTGCGGCAAACATCCAGATGGATTTAGAAGAAGCACGTCGATTTGACGAGGTACTGCGAGCGGACTTGAGTCTTGCTGTTCGGAAAAACCCCGAAACGTTCGGATTACAAAAGACGACGGAGGGTCTTATTGAAGCGGTCATTCAGTCGGATGGTCAGGTTCAATCGTCTGCCAAGAAGATCATCAAACTGAAAAACGAGTTGGATTTGGCAAAGGCGGCGGTTTCGGCATTGGAATCCAAGAAGAAGGCATTGGAAAACATTGTGCAACTGCACATGACGAGTTACTTTGCCAATCCCAAATCGCCGAAACCGGATCCGAATTATCGTGCGCCGGGGATTGTGCCCAAAAAGCGGCTCTCCGGCGAATAGTTTTCGGATGATTTCCCAATCAGAGTGGATAGTACGTTAACGAAACTTTTATTACAGGAGTATTTTTTATGGCGAGTAATCGTGAAAGACAGAAACGGGTCAGTTTCAGTGTCAAGCCGCACATCGAGAGCCGGGCAGTTGGCGGGCGCGGGACGTGGGCGGTGCAGTTGCCGGATGGGGTGAAGTTTTTCAAGTTCACGAAAGAGGGGACTGTCCGTTTGGACATTGTCCCCTATCTAACCTCCAAACGGAAGTCGCATCCGCATTCTATGGATGGGACGTGGTATGAGCGAACGTTTTTCATTCACCGGACAGTGGGTGCGGAATCCGTAACGGTGGTGTGTCCAAAATCAACCTTTGGTAAACCATGTCCGGTGTGCGAATATCGAGCGTCGCTCGATAAGAACGATGAGGAGGAGGCAAAAATCATTTATGCACTCCGTCCGCAGGAGCGGCAACTCTTCAACGTCATCGTTTACGAAAATGGGAAACCTTCGGACGTGATGGTCTTGGATCAACCGCGATCCGGGCTCGGCAGGAAGATTGACGACATGGTCCGTGGTGCCGACGAAGAGGACAATCACTATCAGTATTACGTTGACCTTGAAAAGGGTTCAACGCTCAAGGTGAATGTGACCGAAATGCTTGCCGGAACATTCAAATACTTCGGTGCGGCATCGGTCGAATTCAAACAGCGTCGGGAGTCTTACGATGAGTCGATACTGGACAAGACGGTGGACTTGGATGTCGTGCTGAATGTGATGTCCTACGATGAGCTGAAGGATGTGCTGCATGGGACGGGCAATCATGATCCGTCGAATCGGTCAGCCGCCGTCGATGATGACAACGAAGAGGAAGAAGAGCCGGAGGAGAAGCCCAAAAAGGCATCGAAACGAGCATCATCAGAAGACGACGATGACGACGAACCTCCGGCGAAATCAGCAAAGGCAAAGCCGAAACCGTCTGCCGACGAAGAGGACGAAGACGATGATGAACCTCCGGTGAAGCCGAAGGCAAAGGCAAAACCGCTCATCGACGACGAAGACGATGATGAGCCTCCGGCGAAGCCGAAAGCAAAGGCAAAACCGTCTGTCGACGAGGACGAAGATGATGAACCCCCGGCGAAGCCGAAGGCAAAGGCGAAACCGTCTGTTGATGAGGAGGATGACGACGATGAGCCTCCGGCAAAGCCGAAGGAGTCGGCAAAACAAGCGGAGCCGAAGAAGCGTGTCCCGATAGCGAATTGGGACGATGACGAAGACGATTGATCGGATTGCTGGCGAGTGGTGTTACAGGGAAGCACAGCGTTGCCTTGGTAGGATCGGGGCAGATGCAAGCGGAAGCCCTTCTCTCGCCAATGGGTGATGTGGTGGGCTGCTATGCAGCCGGATACGATTCCATGTTCTCTAACGTCAATGCGGCGAGGACATCTGCCAAGATTTGACTGCTGAACATGGCGATACTATGCAATGCTCCTCTTCGAGGTCTATGTCCGGCGTTGCGACCCACATCACTTCCTTTTGACATGAAACTACCAAGCGTATGCCAAAACAAAAGAACATCGACGAATTGGTTGACAATGAAATCACAGGAACGGCAAAGAAACTCCGTAAGGCGTTGACAGCGGTCAAAGCATCTGCCTGTGATAAGAGCAAGTTATTGTCGAGCGGCTTTGTCCCGCTGAATCTTGCCAGCACGAATTACCATCATGGTTTTATTGCTCCGGGAGAGGACTGTATTATTTTCGGCGATTCGGCGAGTGGTAAAACGTGGCTCTATTTGCAAATACTGGCGGAGGCAGCGAATAACCCTCTCTTTGATGAGTATCGGCTCATTGTGGACAACTCCGAAAACGGGATCGGCATGGACGTGGAGCGGTTTTTCGGCAAAAAATTAGTCGGACGTTTGGAGCCGCCGTCCTACGACAGCAATGATGAACCCTTCAACAGCGAGACGGTGGAGGATTTTTACTACCATCTGGATGATGCGCTGAGGCAAAAGATTCCGTTCATTTACGTCATGGATTCGATCACGTCATTGTCCAGCGTTGCAGATGACGACAAATTCGATGAAAACAAAAAGATTCACTTGGACAATCGGAGCAAGGGTACGGACAAGGACTTGTCCGGTTCGTATGGGATGGCGATTGCCAAAGCGCATAGCCAAAATACCCGCCGTGTCGTTGCGGGTCTGCGTAAAACCGGCAGTATTTTGATCCGAGTTGCTCAGTCGCGGGACAATGTAACGGGATACGGTGCTTCGAAAACCTATGCTGGCGGTCGGGCGTTGAAGTTTTATTCCCATTTGGAAATACAGACTTCCGTCGCATCGCAGCTCAAGAAAACGCATCAGGACCGTGTTCGGGTACTGGGCACGGTTTGCAGGATTCAGATTTTGAAGAACCGGCATTCGGGGCAAAGACCCGAAGTATTGATGCCCATCTACAACCAGTCCGGTGTCGATTCCGTCGGCGGGACATTGGAATGGCTGATCGAAGAAAAGATCATTGCGAAGGAAAAAGGGAAACAGACTCTTTCTATTCCGGCAATGAACTTGACCGGCACGTTTGAAAAACTTGTCCGCACGATTGAAGAGGAAGAGCGTGAAGCGGAGTTGTACGAATTTGCCCAGCAATCGTGGAACGAAATTTTGCAATCGGTGGCAGTCCAGCGGAAGAGGCGGTATGAATAGCAAATGCAATGAACTCATTTTAATATTGGATGTCCCGTCAGTCGCTCAATGGACTTTTTGGCGAGAGTCGTATATTCCCTTGACCGTGAACACCTTCTTTGCCAGCGTGTGCCGGCTTGTAAAGGAGCATGAAACAACGAATGTTCTATGGTGTTTCGATGATCTTGCATCGTTGCGGAAGTCGGTTTTACCCTGCTACAAAGCAAAACGAAAGGAAGCGGACTTGAAACGCGACATCAAGTTACAGGAACGTGTGGTTCAGTGTAGACGTTTGATTTCACAACTTCGGGATGAGATTCTGAAAGATTTTGGATATGTTCCCCTTTGGCAGCCCGGGCTGGAAGCGGACGACATGATTGCCGCCGCTTGTAGGGAATTCCGTTCATGCCGCAAGATGATCATCAGCACCGATTCAGATTTGTGGCAGTTACTCGATTCCACAACGACGATGTTCAGTCCGAGTCAGGGCAAATACTATTCGGCAAATTGGTTCGAGCGGGAGTACAAGATCAAGCCGAAATTATGGTCTCTGGTCAAGGCGATAGCGGGATGTACTTCGGACAATGTACCGGGTGTGTCGGGTATCGGAGAAAAGTCTGCGATCAAGTACATCTTGGGAACGCTTTCCGGCAAGAAGTTGGAATCCATTGAATCGAACATGGAGTTGATCTATTTCAATAGGGGAATCGTCAGGCTACCGCACAAGGCGACGGGCGGTTTGCCAAACGAGATTCCTGCCATTACAGAACAAGAATGGCGATCTGCTTGTGAACGGTGGGATGTGGATATCTGGGCAAATAATTTGGACGGCTGGTTCCCCAATTGGAAATGGAAACGTTATAGGAGACATGAATTTTGAGTGCCAAAAAACGAGTGAATGGGAATCGGAAAGGTTCCGCTTTTGAACGAGAGATATGCAAAAACTTGTCCTTGTGGTTTAGTCATGGGGAGCGGGAAGATCTGTTCCATCGGACGGCGGGAAGTGGTGCCAGAAGCACGAGAAGGGCAAAAAGGGGCAAGAGAACGGCAAACAGTGCCGGAGACATTGGTTATCTTGATGCCGCAGGTAAACCACTGATGGAAGCGATCACGTTTGAACTCAAGTGCGGGTACAATAACACAGACACAACTTCCTTGATTGATACGGCATCAGGTCGGAAGCCGCCGCAACTCTTGGAATTTATCAAACAGGCAATCGAGTCCGGCAACAACGCTCAGTCGAAATATTGGGCCGTGATTCACAAACGAAATGGGAAACAGACGTTGATCCATTTTCCTCTATCGTTGTGGCAGCGGATTCAGAGGTATTTTTGTAACCGGGATGCGGTAAAGCAGTACGGCTATTTGCAAATCACCTACGTTTTAGCGGATGTACGTGAAATTGTTTCGATGCCCTTTACCGCTTTTTTGGAAGTTGTACCGCCGGAAATATTTGGAGAAACATGATGATTCAGCCAGTGTTGAAGATTATTGAGACCTACGATTTGGGAAACAT